ATAAAGCACTCAAAACAAACTCAGTAACCTGGTTGGAGTATGAAGAGTATGAACTATTACAAAAAGTAAAACAATTAGGAATAGAATTATGAGTGAAAAAAGAAAGAAAGAAAATGAGAGAGATACTACTTGAGATGTATGAGCAGCTCTGGGAAGCTGACAAGGATAAGTGGGCTTGGAATGTGATTCTAAAGGACACGCTTGAGAAATTAGAAACCTTTAACACAAAAGAGAAATGAAAGACACGCTACTGGAACTGATGAACCGAGACCTAACCGATAACGGAATAGAAAGAGACTAAGACATGAGTGAAGAAAACAAGAGTGCAACTATCCTAATCAACAGGAAGAACCTAGAGATGTTTATACACATCCTCACTCAGGTACACATGAGAGGTCAACTCTCAGCAGATGAACAAGCCTTTCTAGGTAAGTTCGTAGACCTACCAGCAGCACCTACAAAAGCAAACAGATCACAGCGTAGGCTCAACCAGAAGATGATCAATCAGATCATAAGAGAGGAGCGCAAACGCAATCTCGAAGAATAGGGTTTTATAGTTAGGAGGTTTACCGAAATTGACACATTAAAAAATGGACAAGACTCAAGAACATAAGACAGCAATGCTCAAAGCATTAGAAGCGAATCTAGGTATCGTAACCAAGTCGTGCGAAGCTGTGGGTGTCTCAAGACAGACTCACTACAACTGGATGAAGGACGATAAGGACTACAAGAAAGCTGTTGATGAGTTGGAGAATGTAGCACTCGATTACGCAGAAGGGAAGCTCCATAGTCAAATCGAGAAGGAGAACCCTACTGCAATCATCTTCTATCTAAAGACCAAAGGCAAGAAGCGAGGGTACATCGAGAGACAGGAGATCTCACACGAGGGTATCCAGACATTCACCATTGAAGAAGTAGATGAGCAAGATCCGAGTTAATAAAGTCTACGGACATCTAAAGAGATCAGATAAGAAGATAGTAGTAGAACAGGGAGGTACTCGTAGCGGTAAGACCTACAACATCATCCTCTGGATTATCTTCTACTACTGCACGAACAATACAGGCAAGACCATCACGATAGCTCGTAAGACATTCCCAGCTGTACGCTCCTCAGTCATGAGGGACTTCCTAGAGATATTAAAAGGTGCTGACCTCTACAGAGAGGAGAACCACAACAAATCGAACAGCGAATACCAACTCAACGGCAACCTCGTAGAGTTCATCTCAATGGATCAACCTCAGAAGATTCGTGGTCGCAAGAGAGATCTCGCCTTCTTGAATGAGGCAAACGAATTGACCTTTGAGGACTGGCAGCAGATAGTGTTCCGTACTAACGGCAGAATCATTCTGGACTACAACCCTTCCGATACCTACCATTGGATATACGACAGGGTGATACCTAGAGATGATGCTGACTTCTATCAAACCACCTACCGAGATAACCCATTCCTAGATCCTACTATCATCTTAGAGATAGAGCGACTGCAAGAAACGGATGAACACTACTGGAGAGTCTATGGTCTAGGAGAGCGAGGTACAAACAGAGCGCAAGTATTCCAATTCACAACGATACAGCAAGTGCCTAGCACAGCGAAGTTCCTATCCTATGGTCTTGACTTTGGATTCACTAACGATCCATCAGCACTCGTTAAATGTTACCAAGAAGGGAATAACCTCTACTTTGAGGAGTTGCTATACTCTACCAACCTCACCAACCAAGACCTAGCAGGTCGCTTCAATGACATAGGGGTAGGTAGGTATGAGGAGATATACGCAGATAGTGCAGAGCCTAAGAGTATAGAGGAGCTGCATAGGATGGGTTGGACTATCAAGCCAACCACTAAAGGAGTAGACAGCGTGAACGCTGGTATTGATATGCTGAAGCGTTACAAGATACACATCGTAGGAAGCAACCTGATGAAGGAGATGGAGAACTATAGATGGCTAGAAGATAAAAATGGTAACTTGCTGAACAAGCCAGAGGACAAGTGGAATCACTTGATTGATGCAGCGAGATATGGAGTATACAATAAACTAAGTAAACCGAATTATGGAAGGTACGCAATCCGTTAAGATCACAATACCAGAGAGACTAGCAGACATCTCTATAGGTAAGTACAAGAAGTTCATAGCTATGGCTACAGAGGATAATACCGATGAACAGGCTATGTTCCACTTCTGCGGTCTAACCCCTGACCAGCAGCAGAGAATGAAAGCATCTGATAGAATCGAGATACGAAGAAAGATAGCCAACGCCCTACAAGAGAAGCCACAGCTCACACAGACCTTCAAGCTAAACGGAGTGGAGTATGGCTTACACCCTAAGCTAGATGATATATCTATGGGTGAGTATGTTGATCTAGACGAGTACTTCAAAGACCCCTACGACAATGCTACGAATGTACTAGGTGTACTCTATCGACCTATCACAGAGAAGAAGTACGGCAAGTACCTCATAGAGAACTACGATCCAGATAGGCACACAGGCGAAGCCTTCAACGATTTAGGGGTGGATATATTCTTCGGGTGTATGCTTTTTTTTTATCGTTTAGAAATCGCCTTGCACAGAACTTTCCTTCAATCTTTACCGAAGGATCAGCTGATGAACCTGCATTCGACAAGCAGTCCCAATTCGCCAGAAAGTGGGGATGGTACACAGCGATAAGCGAGATGGCAAACGCAGACCTAACTAAGTTTGATGCTATCACAGAGCTTCCAGCTCGTACCTGTTTAACCTTCCTAGAGTTCACTCTTGACAAAGCTGAGGTCGATAAGGCGCATATAAAAAATCAATCAAGGTTCTAGGTTATTAAAAAAACTCTGTTTATATTTGTGTAAATCAAAACACAAGAGAGATGAGTTTATACGACAAATTATTACCAGAAGCACTCAAGGTGCTAGATCAGGAGATGGTCAATTACCCTAACCTTACACAAGGCATTGTAGATGCTTTGAAGAACAACGATGTTGTTATCACTTTAACGATTGGTCAAGGCATATCTATCGGCACGGCCTTTGGATTTGAATGCACAGCTATTAACCTTTTTAGCTTCTTTGAGTGATGGACTACCTAGACAGAGAGTTGATGGACTATCAGAATGATCAGGCGAGTCAATGTGATATATGCTACGAGTACTGCGATGATAGCTGGGTGTGTAACTGCTGCTACGATTGTGAGAAGGAGAGTTGCGTATGCGATGAAGAAGAAGTACATTTGGGTATCTAGAGTTGGTTTACTAGATAGGTTTGGTTGAGGAGGGCTGTGGTGGCTCTCCTCTTTTTTTTATCCTTATTTTTATTAAAGGGGTTTTTTAATTGTATGAAGAAAGGATACTACCAAATAACAGAGGCACTTAAATCTGCCACCGAGTCGAACGATCACATCAACCAAGTAAGCTGGGGGAATATCTTTGACATCGACTTCCGCAAGATGGATATGTACCCACTTGCTCACATCATTACAGGGAACGCTACGCTCAACGAGCGCACTATCACCTACGAGTTTGACCTACTCATTATGGACATAGTAGACTACAGCAAGGAGGCGAAGGACTTGTACGAGGGGAATATGATGAAGCAAGACATCTACCATAGAACACTTGCTACTATCTCAGAAGTACTAGCTACCTTCCGCAGAGGTACGGAGTATGATGCGTATTTCCGCTTAGTCAATGATCCAGTAGCTGAACCCTTTGATGAGGACTACGAGGCTAACATCTGTGGATGGATGGCTACCCTACAGATTGAGGCAATCAACCCTAACAGCATCTGCTAGTGGAGATCAAGGCGAAAAATACAGAGAAGGCGTTAGAGAAGTTCGGTAAGTACTTAGTGAAGGAATCGAGAAAGAACCTCACTAGGAAGAACAAGAACAACACCAAGAGGCTGTATGACTCCCTAGATTATGAGATTAAGGTGATGCCTAACTCTATGAGCTTTGACTTCGTCATGGAGGAGTATGGTGAGTGGGTAGACAAGGGTAGAAAGAAGGGCAAGATGCCACCTGTAAGAAATAAAAAAGGTGAAGGCATACTAAACTGGGTTGAACACAAAAGAATACAATTTAGAGACAACAGAGGCAAGTTCAAGACCTATGAGAGTACAGCTTGGGCGATAGCCAAGAGCATAAAGAAGCGAGGCATACCAGCAACGGACTTCTACTCAAGACCTTTCAACTTAGGATTCAAGAAGCTACCTACTGCTGTGCAGGAGGCATACGCATTAGATGTAGAGGAGTTCCTAGAGTACACGATAAACGAATTAAATAAGAAGTATAAATAATGGCAGTAATTAGTCCAACAGGGTTACTAGGGGTGCGCTCTCCTATCTTCATCACTTGGAATGGTACAGGCGTAGCAGCAAGTGACATACGATACTTTAACCTAGAGATATATGCGTGGACTGGTGAGGAAGCATCTAGACCAGCTACACCTATCTATACCATCAACAGAACATTGGGCTTTGTAGATTCATTCCCTACTGCTGACATCTCAAAGCTGCTAGAGAACGAGTTTAACAATCGCATCTCCAAGCTCACGCAGGAGGCGATAGTAACCAACTCACCAGACTCTTTCCTATGGGTACAGGTAGACTATGATATTGAGTACTTAGATGATCCATTTGTAGTAAACGACACAGGATCTACAGATGTATTCATTGCTACCTATGGCTATGGCAAGTTCGTAGAGGGTGCTAACCCAAACATCACCAAGCCTATCCTACAGAAGTACGAGAGGTACGCCTACGCTACAGATGCGTTTATGATGCCTATATTCTTAGGGCTACACGGAGAGGGGCTAGATATTATCTACGGATATAGAGACAGAGTAGAGGCAGATGGTGGTACGATAGAATCGTTGAGCTGTTGCAACATTGGACTGGCTGCTATCAAGGTATTGAACGATGACGGCACGACATACCAATACGCAGTAACGGAGTCGGATGTATATGGCACGGCAGTAGAGGAGCGTGTGCTTCTTTTCCCTGCTGGTATTGCCAACCTATCCAACTGGAAGGCGAACAACGGACTACTAGGTACAGCACCATACAACACCAAGTACTACGACATACAGCTACTAGATAGCTTTGGCGATGTCATAGAGTACATGAGAGTGTACAATGAATGTGAGGCTAAGTTCGATCCTGTATCAATCTACTTCGTGAATCGCTATGGTGCTTGGGACAACCTGACCTTCTTCAAGAAGTCGGAAACCAACCTCAGCGTATCGAAGGAGGACTACCGCAGTATCATTGGCGGTGCATCTGCTAATGGGTACACATGGGGTACACAAGCACGAGGCATGAGAACCTATAACCACGAAGCTCGTGAGAGCATGACTTTGAATACTGGATTCGTGTCAGAGGATTACAGCGAGGTTCTAGAGCAGCTATTGATGAGTGAGTATGTGTTGATGGTAATTGACCGCACTACTGAGAGATCAGGAACTTCTTACGACATAGAGCAATCACAGAGAACGATTAAGGTAGTTACGAATAGTCTAAGAAAGCAGAAGCACATAAACGACAAGACTATCAACTACACTATCGACATTGAGTTTGCTACTACACAGAACGCAATGATATGATAGAGATATTCATCGGATCAAGTAGGCTAGACACCTTCAGCGATGAGGATGTGGTTATTAAGCTAAGTGTCCAGAACATTAAGGACATCAGCAAGGTATTTGCAGACTATACTCAGAACTTTAGCGTACCAGCATCCAAAGCGAATAACGCAGTATTCAAGCACTACTATAACGCTGACATCTCAGGAGGCTTTGATGCCTCCCTTAGACAATCGGCAACATTGATACTTGACAAAGAGCCGTTTAGAGAGGGTAGTATTGAACTGCTAGGAGTGAATATGAAGAATGGTATTGCCGAGAGCTATGAGATCGTATTCTTCTCGGCAGGGGTAAACCTGCAAGACTTGTTTGGTGAGGATGACCTTACCGACCTAGACCTATCAACATACGACCACCAATACACAGGAGCAAATGTACGCACAGGAGCAGAGGCTGGATTGAGTAGTGGGAACATCATCTATCCCCTTATCTCTCCAAAGGAGGCGTGGTTCTACAATAGCAATAGCTCCTCACATAACGACTACAACCTCGCCTACCACACGACTAACGATAATCACGGCTTACACTACTACGAGCTGAAACCAGCTATTAGGTTGGCTCGTATCATAGATGCTATAGAGCGCAAGTATGATATTACCTTCAATAGCGACTTCTTCGCTTCTGATAAGTTTACCAACCTATATATGTGGTGTCATCGTAGGGAGGGGTATATGTTCTTCGGTCAGCAGAACGGCTTCACCGCACAGAAGATAAACTTCACCTCAGCTACGGGATCGTTTGATCTCGCAACAGACACATACACTAATGGTATTTACACGACAAGTTTAATCTGGAAGTACACTATTGCATCTACTAATGATTATCAGGTACATTGGTATGTAAATGGGGTATATGTAATGAGCAGACAACATTCAGGGAATGTTACCAATCAGGAGGTATATCTAAATGCTTGGCTTAGTGGAGGGGATAAGGTACAGATGAGGTTCTCACCACCTATAGATTGGGGAGGAGAGACAATAACAATCACATCTAGCAATATATCAGGCAGACCTTCAAAGAATGCTGTAGATTCGTTTACTGCATCTACTACAACATCTCAATCATTTACTACTGATGTGATCATGAGTGATCAGATGCCTGAGCAGAAGGTGAGCGACTTTATGATAGGGCTTATCAAGATGTTCAACCTAGCCCTTCAAGCTGACAGCAATACAACATTTACTCTAGAGCCGCTAGACGATTGGTATGCTGATGGCAGTCAGTACGACATCACAGACTTCACAGACATCACTAGCCATCAAGTGCGTAAGCCAGAGCTATACAGAAGGCTCAAGCTAGAGCATCAGTTAGCAGATAGCATAGCGATGCGACAGCATAGACTACAGAACGGAGGCATAGGATATGGAGACTTGAGAGCAGACTTTACCTTTGATGGTGGGGAGCTTACCAACCAGACCACCTTCGAGCTGCTACGCTTTGACAAGCTGACTGATGTCAATACAGGGAATGGTGTAGACTTCCTAGTAGGCAAGTCCATAGACAAAGACCTACAGCCTTATATCGGTGCGCCTATGATATTCTACTCTAACGGAACGCTAGACATCAGCGGCACTCGTATTGGCTTCCTAGATGAGACAGGGCGAACGCCTAGCCCAGCAGACCCTATGAACGATTGTATGTTTATTGCTAATGTAGATAATCAAGTAGTAGGCGATGTAACGCAGATGCTCACCTTCGGTCTAGAGATAGATCCGTACCATGAGCAATCATTCAACCAAACGCTCTACGGAGAGTTCTGGGAGGACTATGTTACAGACCTCTACTCAACGAGTAGGAGGGTGTATAGCTTCAAAGCTATCCTACCTATGACTACCATCTATCAGTTGAAGATGAATGACAAGCTAGTGATTGCTGGTAAGCGGTATGTTATTAACGAGGTAAACCTCAACCTTAGAACGAGAGAGGCTACCCTTCAACTTCTAAACGATGTATGATAGACTTGGGTTTTATAATTGAGCAGCTTCCTAAAGCTGACCTCACGACAGAGGATATACTCATTGCTAAGGGTAAGCACAAAATGATTACCAACTGGAGCGAAGCTAAACAGCAGATTAAATGGCAATTAAGAAAGAGGTAGAAATAGTTGCAGATAGTACCAAAGCGGTACAGGCTATCAATGATGCAACCACAGCACTCGATAAACTAGATGCAAAGGCAGACAAGGCAGGTAAGTCTGTAGATGATGCTGGTAAGAGCTTTGATGATCTAGGCAAGAATGCCGTAGATGCAGGAGAGGCTGGTTCTGGTGCTGTAGCAGTACTTGATCAGGCTACTGGTGGTATGGTTACTAGGGTAAAAGGTCTTGTTGTTGGCGTAAAGTCATTTGGTAAAACAGCGATTAGTGCTTTTAGGGCTTCGACTGCTGGAGCTAACGGCTTAAAAAAGGCATTAATATCAACAGGTATAGGCGCACTCGTTGTGGCTCTTGGTCTTATTGTAGCCT